AATCAAGGCGGCATGGCGGTTGTTGCTCTGCAAGGAAGTATGATTGACCGTGAGGATAACAATGGTCCTCAAGGCAGTGGAATCAACGATGATATTTGTTTTACTTTAAACACCGCAGATAAACATGCTGTGTGTTATCAAGATAAAATCGGAAGCCTGTGTGCCAGCGATTATAAATGGCCACAACAGCAACAAGTTGACGATAAAAAGTTTATTCTTGAGACAGATTATGAAAATGTTGATTACACCGTTCGCAGACTTACACCTAATGAATGCGCTATGCTCCAAGGATTTCCACAAAATTGGTGTGAAAATTTAGAAACCTCCGAACCCACTGAAGCTGATATTACTTGGTGGTCGGAGGTTTTTGAGACTCATCGAAAGATTATCGGAACGAGCAGCAGGGCTAGAAGTCGCAATCAAATTATTAAGTGGCTTCGGCATCCGCACACAGATTCCGCTGAATATAAGATGTGGGGTAACGGCGTGGCTCTGCCTTGCGTCCGCTTTGTTATGGCAGGAATCGTGTGGGCGGTCGAACAGTCTTTATGATTTGCGTGAGGGTTTTACATTATCGTCGGGAGCAACGTTTCCTTCGATTGAGCCGTAAGCACCTTCGTGTTCTTTGATGCTATTACGGATTAATACCAATATGTGACTATTTAGAGAACGTCCTTCGTACTCAGCCACGAAACCAAGTTTCTCAAGCATCTCTTCTTCGATGCGGATGGATACGCTTTTAACTGCCAATGGATTCACCTCCGATTTAGATATACTGTGTATTTATTGTATAGCCGGTTTATGTTATAATGTTTTTGTTAGCTATACCGTATATCTGTTAGATTTGAAGTTGAGAAGCAAATAAACATAACTTGCATTCCTGAGCGGAAAGAGTGATGAATTACCTACTCCAACTCAGAGAGGTAGGTGAATTATATGGATGAGCATTTGCTTAAGGTAACGGAGGAATTCATAACCCAGCGGATAAACTGGCATGGACAAAATGAAACTGAGATAATGAACAATGCGTACATGAAACTGCACACATTTGTTGAGCGACTAAATGAAACTCTGACGGAAGAACAGCAACGCCTACTCCGCAACTGCGAGAATGCGTATCGTGTATCGGATGGAGAAAGTGAGCGATTCTACTACAATGCCGGTTTTAGCGACGCAATAAAATTACTACTCCATTTCGGCGAGGAAAGTTAAGTTTATCGGGTAAAACGGCAAGAGAGCCAGTCACGGCTCTTTTGTCTGTACAGTGCACATATTTTTGTGTCTGCTTTCGGCATACCTTTGGTACATTTACTTTTACAAATGACTTGCTATAACGAGTGTTTAGAGTGATTAATGGTGTACCAAAAATAAGAAAGGCGGTATGCAATATGGAAATTAGATTTAACGTAACAGGAGAACAACGCAAAGCACTGGTAACAGCAATCACGGAAGTTTTGAACACACCTAAAAAATACCTCGGAGCCCCGACATTCGCCTATGAAGTCGGAAACTGCAAAATCGATAAGACAGGAACACTTACTGGAGAAATCACACAAGAATTGCTAGATATACTTTTGGCGAAAGGGTTCAACTTTGACGCACCGGAAGGAAATGAGAGAATTATTCCGATTGGCTCGAAAGCGGCCGAAGAAGAAGTAGACCGTTTAACAATTAAACTGCCGTTGGATGGATTCAACGAAACAGCATTGAACAATCTTGAAAAATTGGTTGCAAGCAAGTCGACTCTTATAAAGAAAGCACTGGGAGCATCCGAATTGCCGATTGAACGAACAGGAAATATGCTCGTTTTCCCTTGGTTCAGCGGAGAACTGTCTGCGGAAGAAGTTAACTCCTATGCACAATTTATTACGGCTCTTGCTACGATGGCAAAGGAACAAAAACGCATAACAGCAAAAGAAAAATCAGTGTATAATGAGAAATATACATTCCGATGCTTCTTGCTTCGGCTTGGATTCATCGGAGTCGAATACGCAACCTCAAGAAAAATCTTACTGGCTAATCTTTCCGGCAACAGCAGTTTCAAGAGCGGCGAACGTAAACAACATGACACAGATATTGAGGTGGCGATATGAACGATGTGTTTCCATCAAGAGAAACAGTTACAAGGATTCGTAGCCGATATTCGACTGGCTCCCGTATTGAACTTGTTTCCATGAGCGATCCCTACACCACACTTAAATCCGGCGACCGTGGCACTGTTAGAGCAGTTGATGATATTGGTACAGTATTTGTAAATTGGGATAGCGGTTCGTCATTGGGCGTAGCTTACGGTGCAGATGAAATTAGACTGTTGCCGTCTGAAAGCGAGGATCACATATGAAAATAAGAACGGACGGAGCAACACATCATGAAGTTGTGGTTGATGTAAGAGATGTTTTGAAAGCATTGAAAGTACGGCTTAGATTCGTTGATATTTACGGAGAAGCGTATGACCATACAAATCACAAAGGCATAGAAGGTATTTACAAAATTGAGGATGTATCTCGCCACGGTTCACCTACATGGGAATACACTTTGATAACTGATAAAAAGAGTGATATAAAAGCCTTTGAATCTATAGATTACTTGCTTGAATACTTAGAAATGGAGGTCAATAGTGGTTCTTGACAGCGATTCCACTCTTTCCATTATATGGTGGCATGGATGTTGTCAAAAAAATAGGGTAAAATTATAACTAAGGATTTGATTTCACTGAGGATTGAAACCTCGCAGATTGAAAAAATATTAATTGGAGGACTAGAACATGAAAGATGAAGTTTTCTCAGGGATGGTCGCCCAGCTTAAGGATGGTTTTCAAGAAATGGACAGCGACCTGACCACAGCACTTCTTGATACTGATGAAGAGTACGCTGTCATGCATAAGCGGACGATGGAACTGGAAGAAGAGTTCCCATTCATCGAATCGATAATGGAAGGCGAAGGTGCTGTATCACTTACAGCCGAGCAACACGCCGGATTGGTGGAATATCTCCGCATAGTGAATGAGATGGAAAATCGTGAACGACTCAATCTCTACTATGCCGGACATCGTGACTGTTTTGTCTATCTCAAAAAAATCGGTTTGATGTAGGCAGTGCCATGTTACAGCAATGAAAAAGGAATCTCGTGGATTTTTATCCAGAGGTTCTTTTTTCATTGTTGTAAAGCACACAACTCTCAGACGATTTAAAGCCAAAAGATTGTGTAGTAATAAGTGCGAATTATCTTGCTATTACAGGCGTTTAGAGTGATTAATGTACATGCGAAACACACCAGTGTGGCGGAGCATACTACTCGAAACGGAGGAAAATAACATGTTTAATAACAGATTTGGAATTGAAGTAGAATTTACAGGAATCACAAGAACTCAGGCGGCAAAGGTTGCTGCGGATTTCCTTAACGGAACAATAAGCGAAGATTACGACCATTATGATACCAAACAGATAACTGCACCAGACGGCAGGGTTTGGAAATTCATGTTCGACTCCAGCATTAAGGCACAGAAAAAAGAAAACGGCAGACTGGTTTCGGCAGGCGACATATACAAGGTCGAATTAGTAAGCCCGATACTTTCTTACAGAGAGGACATTGACACCCTACAAGGACTTATACGAAAACTTCGCAAGGCTGGCGGATTAACAAATAGCAGTGCAGGAATTCATATACACCTTGACGGTTCAAACCACACACCAAAAAGCATCAGAAACTTTATAAACATAATCGCCAGCAAGAACGACCTTTTTTATAAGGCACTTCAAATAGAGCCTGACCGCATGAGATACTGCAAAAAGATGGATGAATATTTGGTAGACAGGATAAACCAGAAGAAACCGAAAACTTTTGACCAAATCGAGAATATTTGGTACGAAGGCTATGGCGAAAATAAAAACCATCATTACCATAGTAGCCGCTACCATTTTTTGAATCTACACAGCTTTTTCACAAGACACCGAACGGTCGAGTTAAGAGGTTTTAATTCAGAATTACACGCCGGCAAGGTTCGCAGCTACATTGTTTTAGCACTGGCTCTCAACCAACAAGCATTAACCCAAAGAAGTGCGAGCAGTAAAAAGAATCAAACCGAAAATGAAAAATTCGCAATGAGAACCTACTTAAACCGCATCGGATTCATTGGAGATGAGTTTAAAAATTGCAGAGAACATCTTTGCCGACACCTAGCGGGGTCAGCGGCTTGGCGATTTCGGACAGACGTTGCTTGATAAATAGTCCACACGGGGCGATATTCGCCCCTGTTGGCTAACCGTAATATTTATATATAACTTTAATAATCGCCCAAACATGGGCAAATTTATGCGAAACAGCGAAGATTACAAGGAGGAAAATACAATGAACAAAGAAAATAAGATTTATATAGCCTATGGCAGCAATCTAAACCTTGAACAAATGAAATACCGATGCCCATATGCCACGGTGCTTGGCAATGGTACGCTAAACTGCTACCAGCTTTTATTTCGAGGTAATAACGGTGATGCTGTGGCAACAGTCGAGCCAAAACATAACAGTAGCGTTCCCATCCTGCTTTGGGAGATAACTCCTCGTGACGAGGAGGCTCTTGACCGATATGAGGGTTGGCCGCATCTCTACCGAAAAGAAACAATTGTGGTAGATTACGAAGGTCAGCAGTTGGAGGCAATGATTTATATTATGAATGATGGCAGACCACTCGGATTGCCTAGCGAATTTTACTTAAATACTATTTTACAGGGATACGAATCCGCTGGCTTTAATCGCCTACTACTGGAAAAAGCACTTCAATTCTCTGGTAAACACAAAGGAAAAATAAAATGAATGTTTGAAAATTATCCTATAGCAAAAATTTAATAGAAACAAAAACTTTTCAGAGTCGCAAAAGCGGCTCTTTTCTTATTCCGCAAAAAAGGAGACGGTGTTATTTGCGAAAACTTAAAAAATACAAACCTACCACTTTTAAAGCAGACGGTTCGGTGTATAACAAAAATGCAGCAAACGATGCCGTTACTTTTATAAACTGCCTAAAGCATACCAAAGGCGAATGGTACGGACAGTCATTTGACCTTATTGACTGGCAGGAGCAGATTGTCCGTGATTTGTTTGGAATACAAAAGCCAAACGGCTACCGCCAGTTTAACTCTGCATATATAGAAATTCCGAAGAAACAAGGTAAATCCGAACTTGCGGCGGCGATCGCACTTCTCCTCACATGCGGTGATTATGAACATGGCGGTGAAGTTTACGGCTGTGCATCAGACCGCCAACAGGCATCAATCGTTTTTGATGTGGCTGTTGAAATGGTGGAACAATGTTCTGCATTAAAGTCACGCATCAAACCTTTGCTTTCTCAGAAACGATTGATATATAAACCGCTTGGCAGTTTTTATCAAGTTCTTTCGGCAGAGGCTTATACAAAGCACGGTCTAAACGTCCATGGTGTTGTTTTTGACGAACTCCATGCCCAGCCGAACCGTCAGCTTTATGATGTTATGCTTCATGGTTCAGGCGATGCAAGAAAACAGCCATTGTTTTTTCTTATCAGTACTGCCGGCACAGATCGCCATTCCATCTGCTGGGAGGTTCATCAAAAGGCAGAGGATATTTTAAATGGTCGAAAAATTGACCCAACTTTTTATCCTGTACTGTATGGGGTGCCGGAAGAAGCGGACTGGACAAGTGAAAAGGTATGGAAACAGGCGAATCCGTCACTGGGTATTACGGTTGAAATAGATAAACTTCGTGTGGCATGTGAAAATGCAAAGACCAATCCTGCTGAAGAAAATCTATTTCGCCAACTTCGCTTGAATCAGTGGGTGAAACAATCTGTACGTTGGATGCCGATGGCAAAATGGGATACTTGTGGATTTCCGGTTGATATGGAAAGCCTGCACGGTCGTGTTTGTTATGGTGGTCTGGATTTATCCTCCACGACGGACATCACGGCATTCGTATTGGTATTCCCGCCATTGGACGAGAGCGACAAATTTCAAATCCTGCCGTTCTTTTGGATGCCGGAGGATAACATTGACCTTCGTGTCCGCCGAGACCATGTTCCTTACGATATATGGGAAAAGCAAGGTTTTCTGAATACGACCGAAGGCAATGTTGTTCATTATGCCTATATCGAAAATTTTATTGACAAACTTGGAGCGAAATTTAATATTCGAGAGATTGCCTTTGACCGCTGGGGTGCTGTGCAAATGGTGCAAAATCTTGAGGGTTTGGGTTTTACTGTTGTGCCTTTTGGTCAGGGATTTAAGGATATGTCACCACCGACAAAGGAACTTATGCGATTAACTTTAGATGGCAAGTTGGCTCACGGCAATCATCCAGTGCTTAACTGGATGATTGATAACATATTCGTCCGTACCGATCCTGCTGGAAATATCAAGTCGGATAAGGAAAAATCCACTGAGAAGATTGACGGTGCAGTGGCGACTATCATGGCACTTGACCGTGCAATTCGTAATCAAGGAGGTAGCGACAGTGTTTATGCAGAAAGGGGATTATTGATATTATGAGTATTTTTTCAAGAATGTTCCGTTCAAGGGATAAACCATCAGACGGTCACCGTCCGCAAAACAAAATCGGAAGTACATTCAGCTTTTTGTTCGGAGGAACTTCCTCTGGAAAGGCAGTGAATGAACGAACCGCACTGCAAACTACTGCTGTGTATTCCTGTGTTCGAATATTATCAGAGTCAATCGCAGGACTGCCAGTCCATATCTACAAATACAGCGACGACGGCGGCAGCAAAGATAAGATTGTAAGCCATTCGTTGTATAAAGTGCTCCATGATGAGCCAAACCCAGAGATGACTTCATTTGTGTTTCGAGAAACGCTTATGAGTCATCTTCTTTTATGGGGAAATGCTTACGCACAGATTATTCGTGATGGCCGAGGTAATGTGCTGGCACTTTATCCTTTGCTCCCAAATCGGGTAGAGGTTGACCGTGCGACAAACGGCGAAATTTTCTATTCATATCGAAGAGAGTACGGCGAAAAAGGGTATGACGGTAATACCACGGTCACTCTTCGTCGTGAAGAAGTGCTACACATTCCCGGACTTGGATTTGATGGTTTGATTGGCTATTCGCCTGTCGCCATGGCTAAAAATGCCATTGGAATGGCGATTGCTACAGAAGAATACGGTGCATCCTTTTTTGCTAACGGTGCAAATCCCGGCGGTGTACTTGAACATCCCGGTGTTGTCAAAGACCCTCAGAGAGTAAAGGATAGCTGGAACACAGCTTATCAAGGAACAAAGAATGCACACCGAGTAGCTGTTTTGGAAGAAGGCATGAAATATCATCAAGTGGGTATTCCGCCGGAACAGGCACAATTTTTAGAAACTCGGAAGTTTCAACTTAATGAAATTGCTCGTATCTTTCGTGTACCGCCTCATATGATTGGCGATTTAGAAAAATCCAGCTTCTCCAATATAGAACAGCAATCGCTGGAGTATGTTAAATATACGCTTGATCCGTGGGTTGTTCGATGGGAACAAGCACTTCAAAAGGCTTTGTTGCTGCCGTCTGAAAAACAGACGTTTTTTATTAAACTGAACGTGGATGGTCTGTTACGTGGTGATTACGTCAAGCGGATGAACGGTTATTCCACAGCACGTCAAAACGGCTGGATGTCGGCAAACGATATCCGTGAACTGGAGAACATG